ACTATCGTCATTTCAAGGGCATTAATAATGCTCCAAATCGCTATGCAGCAGCGCGAATGCTCAAGGAGCAATCGTATGCCACTGATCCAGATTATCCTGCAAAATTGTCTAAGCTCATGAAGGAATATGCCCCTGAGAGCACTGCTTTTACTATGATTGGCCCTAAAAAACGTCCGCAAGATTTTGGCTTTAAGAAAGGCGATTCACATTTGATTGTGAACGATGCAGTGGAAACCATGAAAGCTTTCTCTTTTGAAGGAAAGCTTTTATGGGAAATCCCGTGTCTCGCTCGTGGGCAATACAGTGATTTTGAATGGAAAATCACAAATTCAGACACGCCGCCTGGAATTTACAAGATTGGCGCTATTTATAAAGACTATGAGCGAGTGGGCGACAAGCCTGCATATGATCGCACTCTTATGGCCTACGGCTGGTACAGCTTCGACATGGTCGAACTAGAAAATCAAGAAGCTGGTAGTGGCAGGGCAGGAATTATGACCCATGGTGGCGGAGGTGCAAATGGTTGGCCTGGAGCATGGGCTCCAAAGCAGCCTCTTGTCCCCACTCATGGTTGCGTGCGCTGTCATAATATCGACTTGCGCGACAAGATTCTTCCTCTCACTAAAACTGGCACCGTGTACATTTCAGTTTTTCAAGAAGGCTAATTATTCGCCATTCGCAAATAGCAAATGAACTGGCAATCTTGGTTTAATGCACTTTGCTATGAACTAGCCTTATGGGCCGCCTCAAGGCGGCCTTCTCTTGCATTGAAGCCATGGTTCAAAATGCTCATGGCTCATTGCCGCCCTGATTGGTCGGAATGGAAAACCAAAGCAGTAATAAAGAAAATTGACCAGCAGGCAATCACACTGGTTAAACGATGGGAAGAGGATGAGCGGGAAACAAAAGTAAACGCTCTTGCCGAAAAAGCCCACGAGCTTTTTCCTGATGCCAAAGTCACGCCCCTCCCCAATGCCATTGTCCCGTCTGTTCTCATTGAAAAGGCCCCACCAGCGGACGCTAGCGAGGCCGTAAAAGCCCTTGGAGGAGAGATGAGGATTACGTACCAGTTCCCAGACCAAGAAGCGCCCTAAGGCGCTTCAACTTAGCAAGTTCCTTCTCGTGGTAGTCCTCCCACGAAGCGATGGTTTCACTCAGCGCTTTGCAAGCCATTGCCGGATCGTCGTCTGTTAGCAGCTCAGCCAAAATGTCTGAAAGATGCTCGGTTTGTTGCTTGTACCAATCGCCTTCTGCAATAAAAGAAAAAGCCATGAGAGCCAGAAATGCTCTTGCATGTTAGACGTTAGGCCCATGGTCCGACAGAAGTGCTCGATCCTGCAGCGCCAATTGGCCAAATGGCAAAGTAAGAGCCAGCAATAGTAGTGTATGCACCGCCAGGAGCTGCACTTAATCTATATTGAGGAATAAAAGTTCCGCTTGCATCAATACTAACAGTTCCTTTTATCAGCGCACAAAATGTTTGATTTGCTGATGTAATTGCACTTGTAATTACAAGGTTTGACGCAGAGGTTGCATAACCTAAAAAGGCAGAAAAAGTAACCATCGAAGAACTAGCCGCTGCAGCATTATCCCGGGACCAAAATATGCTGTAATTGATATTGTTAAGTGTTGCAGTTCCGCCAAACAACGATGCGATAGTATGAGAAGTGGTCCCGGATGTTTTCTGTAAAATATAAAAACTTTCAAAAGCATAAACTGTGCTAGCTGCAAGCGTAATGCCAGCGCCGAATAATGATTGAGCTGTATTAACGTTACTGCCCGCTAAGCCGCCATTCAATCGATAGAACATCATTGATGGAGATACCCCGCGTCCAGACGGAGTGGAATACAGCACTTTCCCGTCATATTCCATTGCCCCTGCAGTGGCAGAGGTTAAATTAGTGCCTGCCTGAAATGACAATGGAGCTAAAGACGTAGTACCAGATGCAGCTACTAGTCCGCTAGTTAAAGTGCCGCCAGTAAAAGGTGCGCCGATGGAAACCATTGTTCCGGCAGAATTTTTCACATAAAGCGTTCCTGCGTCTTTATTCCATGCAGGTTCACCAATGTCAAAATCTGCTCCATTAGGCACTGTCGTGCCATTACGAAGAATGATTTTATTTTGACGAGGCATTTAGAAGGTTCCTCCGTCCACTGTGCTGTTTGTATCAAGATAGTCGGTCCCTGCAACAGCAGCAGTAAATGCAGACGTGCCATTACCCTTCAAGATGCCAGTTAAGGTTGTTGCTCCCGTGCCACCATCGGCAACGGCCAAGGTGCCCGTGATACTAGATGCACCAAGATCAAGCGCAAGTTCTGTGCTTTCAATGACCAAGCCACCATTGGCCTTCAAGTCAACTGATAGCGTGCCTCCTGCCAGATCTAAACCATCGCCAGCAGCGAAACTTACGCCAGTAGATTCAATGGTAATACTGCCATTGCCATTTGTAATTGAAATGCCACTGCCAGCAGTTAGCGTGGCCTTCGTAAGTGTATTACCAGTGGTATTGCCAATTAATAATTGACCATTTGTATAACTTGACTGTCCTGTGCCTCCTTTGTCAACGGCAATGGTCGACGCAGACCATGTGCCAGAAGTGAGAGTGCCAACGCTGGTCAGACTGGACGTAATGATGCCACTTCCTAATGCACTACTACTGAGGACATTGCTGTTGTTAATGAAATAAGACTTACCGCTTGCTACGGCAATGTGTTCACTACTCGTCCATGCGTCAGTGGCATTCACCCAATAAATGGTCTTATCAGTATCTCCTTTAAGAAGAATGCCGCCTCCGTCCGCAGTGGTGTCAGTGGGGCTTGCAACGCTGCCTAGTTCAATGTTTTTATCGTCAACACTAATTGTTGTGCTGTTGACAGTAGTCGTAGTGCCGTTGACGGTAAAATTTCCACCAATTGTTACATTGCCAGTGGTGCTAAAGCCGTCAATCGTGGCACCGCTCATTGTTAGCGTGCCAGTAAAAGTTTTATTGCCGCTAATCGTTTGAGAGCCGGTAAGATTTACGAATGCACCATCGCCGCCAATGGCAACAACTTGCGTGGCACTTCCGCCAGCGCCGCCAGTACCATAGCCATAATAAAGAACGCCATTGCCAGCATCACTTTCGTTATAGGCAAGTTCAGCATTGGCCAAGCTCGCGGGCGCGCCAGTACTACCTCCAGAAGCCCTGCGCTTAATGCGAATGGTATTGGCCATTAGAAATTGCCTCCGTCAGTAAGAAGATTGGTAGTAATTGTTGCGTCTGCCTTAAACTTTGCCGCAGCAGCATCGTAATAAACTACGCTTCCATCAATTTTAGCGGTTTCGTCTAAATTAATTCCTTTTTCCCCTTGAGGACCAATAGCTCCTTGAGGGCCGCTGCCAAAAAACTCAAGCCTTGGCGATGGCGGAAGAGCCTGTATTTCTATTGCATTACTTTCTTCATTAATGACAACAATGGAATCCTCCGCCTCGGTAATTGAGACAATGGAAGGAGACTGTTGCACAATAACTGTCATTTGAAGCTCAAGCCAAGATTAATAAAGGCATTGCCCTCTACAAGATAATACTTACTATTGTCAGGTTCCGTAATCAGCACGTCATACTGCCCCTGCTCTGTAATCCCGCTTGTTCCAGAAGCTTCTAGACGTAGCTTGAAAATACCGCTAGCTTGATTTACGTATGATACGGCAAAATCAGCAAGCTTAGAACTTCCTAGGCGATCATATAGCTTGGACGCCACGGTGTAGCCGCTCATGTTGACCGGCACACCAGAAGCATCCTTGTATTGCAACTGAAGCTCAAAAGTTGCGCCCTGATAAATTGTAATATCGTGTTTACCTGGCGTAATCATGATAAGCTTTTTCTTTTATTGTAGGCGAATTATGCAATTTCTACCCAGCCGATCATACCAAGAGCTTTGGCGTTAACAGAACTGTCGACAGTCAAAATGAGGGTGTCGCTTTCGCCAGACGCATTTTGCCCTAAGGAAAGACGAATGGCCACTGCAATGTCGTAATTATTCGCACTACCTTGGCTTACAAAGCCTGCATCGACCACTGTGCCGCCTGTCGCAATGCCACTAGTTGTAACTTCCACATTACCCCTTTCATTGTCCGCAGCGCTCCACACAACTCCACTTAGCGTTGGATTAAGACGAAGCCTCCATAGCACAACATCGCTAGAGGAAGTGGCAGTGGAAATCCTCACAGGCAAAATAACATTACCAGTGCGACCACTTGCCATGCGGATGCCAGCAGTGATACGCTCTCCAGAAGTGTTGGCGACAGTGGCAAGATCATGACCCACTGAATACACAGCGCCATCTGGTTCATATCCTCCCTCACTAAGAATGCTGCTACAAATTTGCTTCATAGTTCGCTCTGAAGCTTGAGTGGAAGCATTGTGAATACGATAGGACAATGGCAAAATAGCCGTTGTCATATATGCACTAGTCAATGCGTTGTAATGATTAAATTCATGGCAATAGATAATCTCGCCATTGACTACAAAGCCAGCTCTTACTCGTCCCACGCCAAGCCATTCAAGATCGGCGGTAAAAATTTGAGCTTTAGAGATGTCCAGCGAATCAAGAGTATTGATATTCCATGCTGATTGATCGACTGCATTTTCAACAATGGCGCCAGACGTAAAGCTTCTAATGACCATTTGCAAAGTAGTACCACTTGCCCTAAACATCACTCCATTCTGGTCATCAAAGAAGCCCACTTCTTGAATGAAACCAGAGACGGGAGTGGTGCCAGCAAAGCTTTGCATGATCATCATGCTCTTTCCTGGTTGGTACGGAAAGCATTGCTTGGTTCTACGCAATACTGTATCGCCAGACGCAGTTGTAGTCGTCAAAGCAGTGCTGCTTTCATTTGTTAAATACGTGACCACACCTCCGTTGGATACGCGATCGAACCATTGGTCAGCACGCTTGTCATAACGCATCGTGCTATCGAAAAGCGTATAGGGAGCACTGGTGCGAGCACGACCAAAGGCATCAACGGCTCCACTATCAGGGCCTGTCTTTAAGATCTGTCCACGATAGTCAGCTTCAATATGAGTTTCAAACTGTTCACCGCCTGCAATGATTTGGCCCATGAGAAACAATGCTTTCTTCCATTGTACTGCTAAAAGAAAAAGGGCCTTTCGGCCCCGTAATTATTTACCTTGGCCTCGCATAAGCTTGCGCCCATGAGAAGCTTTGCTATTCGCTCCATTACCTTGCCTAGTCTTCTTGCGACGATTAGGAGAATGAAGCTTCTGGCCGCTAATGCCAACTTTCGATTTCGCTGCCATTTATCAGCTCCAAGGCAGGCCAGTACCAGTAGTGGGAGTGCGTTGTTGAGAAATTTGTTCTGCAAGGGCGGCTTCAATTTCTGCCACTTTCTCATCGCCAAACTTATCTTTCACCCAGCCGGTGACGATTTCAGGGGTGAGCTGAGCATAAGGAATCTCGTCGTCCTCATCAGGGGGTTCAAGGCCAAGACTGCCGTATGCCGAACTAGCATACGTGCCATCATCGGCAGAAATCGTATAGTGGACGGTGTAGACAATACCGCTCGAAAGCTGCCTTTCAAGTTGGGAAACGCCCCAGGAATAAGTGATCGCCATGGTTAAAAAGAATGGTCTTTGTTAGTTTAGCAATGGAAAGAAAGGCGGTTCCTTCGGGAAACCGCCTAGAGCTGGTAGCGACGTGGACTACCGGCTTTGCTCAAAAACGTGTCTGGCTGACAAAAAAATGCGGCTGCCAGACTCATGCTGCGCAAAACCAGTATTGAAGGGGACTACGCGCTCTCAAGAGCAGCAACTTTGGCTTCAAGGGTTTCGATGCGCTCCATTGCTTCCTGAAGCGCCTTGACTGCCTTCATGTAGAGCACCGAGTAGTTGACGCTCTTGGTGACGGTGCCAAGGTCATTGCCGTCGTCGTCGCGGTCAGGGGATTCGTAAACAAGACCGGGACTGATAAGCTCAACCTCTTGGGCAATCAAACCAATCTGCCGATGAGTTTGGCCTTCCTTGAGGTTATAGTTGCGAACCTGCAAAGACTTAATGTCAGCCCATTGGGAATTGGCATCAACAACGTTCTCCTTCAGCTTGATGTCGGAGATTGCGGTATAGCTGTTGTTAGTGTTCTGGACGTTACCATTTGTCCAGACAACATAAGATCTAGTTCCCGTAGTCCCAGTGTTATCAGTAGCACCGTATCTTCCTTGGTAAAGTGCAGATTCTGTGCCAGCGCCACTTCCATTGTTTGCTGAGTGGTTCCACGCACCGCTAGCGCAGAAAACATATATCTCTCCAGTTCGCGTAATCTTCATCCGCTCCGTCGGAGAACTCGCCCCATCCGCAGTAGTGGAGAACACTAACGCGCCAGGATTGTCAGTCGTATCTCCAGCATCAGTCCACGTTCCATCTGCTATTGCAGTGATGTAAGCAGCATCAGCAAACGCTGCTCCGTCATAACCAGCAAATGCGATGTATCCAAGAACATCGCCGCTACTTACTTCTGTAGGAGAAGCGGCAGTTCCACGAGATTTATTAAGCCGGAGAACGGGCGCACCAGTGGCAGTCCCAACCGCCCTAAAAGCGTCATAGCAAACACCACCGCTATCATTTCGCACCTGAAGCAGTCCGTCGCCAGCGCTCGAAGACGTGCCAACTAACAACCTGCCGGAGCTGTCGATGCGGGCCGCAGGAGCTGTGCCAATAGTGAACTCAAGCGGTCTACCGCCAGTAGCATTGTCCCTAGAGTAAATAACTGTTTTTCCACTTTCCGCGCCGATAAGGAGTGTTGATTCGGAACCGCTTACCGTCCTCTTGACAAGCGCATAAGTGTCGGCAGCGTCTTCGACGGACAACTTCTGGCTGGGTCCAGTAGTGCCAATCCCTACCGATCCTGCCGAAGTGATGTACATACGCGTGCCAGCCGTGCCCGCGTTAAACGTGGTAAAAGACATATTGCTGCTGTTTGCGCCATTTCTTGCAGCAACAATTCTCATTTCTCCCGCGTTGTAGTCAATCAACGCACCATTTGACGCAGACCAGTCTGTGGCATTACTAGTTGCGCGGATTGCACCTGCAACAACTAACCTTTCGTCTGGTGCAGAAGTCCCCAGACCTAAGCGGCCACTGGAGTCGATGCGGGCGCGTTCGCTTGCGCCAATACCAAAGACAAGATTATTTGTGGCACGTAACCCAAAATCTGAACTGGAATTCCCAAACATCCAGTTCGCATCGCCAACATATCCAATCGACGCAGAATTGATTAAGTAGTTGCAATAGACATTGCTGGTGCCAAGTAGTCCGATGTCTGCGGTTGCGGACAAGATTGATAATCTATTACTAGGCGTAGCAGTGCCAATGCCAATATTGCCACTTGAATCAACAAACAACCGCCCCGTGCCATTAGTCGAGATGACTACTTACCCCAGCGGGCAAGGACAGCGCGGGCAAAGGCGATCAGCTCGCTGCCATACGTTTCTATAGCGCATTCGGTTTCCACCTCATATTCGCCAACAGCAATCCCGCAGTCTGCGTAAGGCTCTATTGCGAACCGGGCGATATGAAGCAGCTCCTCATCCGTTGGTCCCTGCGGCTCGGGCTGGGCGGTGTTCTGCTTCAGAAACGCAACCATCAGCCGATGCGCTTCACCAGCATCAGCGATGAACTCGCCTTTGTAGTGGAAGCCTTCCTTGTCTAGCCGGATAACTTCTTCCGTATTTTCCCGCAGGAAGAGGAAACTGGTTGGGTTTGGGTCCACAATCGCAGTGGGCCGGAACGTGTAATCTTCGTTGGTCATGGTTTCTAGGGAACTGTGGCCAGGGGCAGGAGGTGCAAACTCGCTGCCCCACCACACTACATCAATCCCAGAAGAAGGGACCACGCCGATACGGAAGACCTGCGTAAATCCAGACCATTGGGAAGACGATGGCAATAACCAACAGTAGTGCTGCAATTAGGTAGTGCATTTAGTGAGTAGGCCTACACGCCCTCAATGGCCGCAACTTTGGCCTCAAGGATTTCGATCCGCTCCATTGCTTCCTGCAGCGCCTTGACCGCCTTCATGTAAAGAACGGACTGATTTACGCCTTTCGTGACTTCTTCAGTTTCGTTGCCGTTTTCATCGCGGTCGGGTGTTTCAAAGACAAGGCCAGGGCATACATTCTCGAGTTCCTGAGCGATTGGGCCAATCTGACGATGAGTTCCGTGCCCTGTTTCTTCTTTGAAGTTCCAGTTGCGAATCTTGATAGCTTTCAGATCTGCCCATTGCGAATTGGCATCGACAATGTTTTCTTTTAGTTTTTCGTCGGAAATAGTCCCGTAGCTCCCGTTTGTATTTTGAACGTTGCCGTTTGTGTACACGACAAACGATTGTGTTCCACTGAAAACACCAGTAGCACTATGGCGACCTTGAAATAAGACATTTATTGTGCCAGCAGCGCTTGCGTTGTAAGCATTTACTGTGAACGTACCGCTGTTGGAAAACATTGCATGTTCCCCGCTTTGCGTTATCCTCATCCGCTCCGTCGGGCTGCTCGCTCCGTCGGCGGTAGTGGAGAACTTTAAGAGCGTTGGATGGCTAGTGCCAGCGCTCCATGTACCGTCACCGTCCGCAGAGATAAATGCGCCAGCGTCGTTAGCAGAATTGGCGAAGCTGATATAGCCAATCGTGCTACCAGCGGATGCAGTAGTTGCGTTCCGCTGGATGTTTATTGCTCCACCGGCGGCAGTAGCGCCACCTTGGACAATAAATTTAGCCTCGGCAGAACTAGAAGACGTGCCCACCAGGAGCCTGCCGGAGCTGTCGATGCGGGCAACTTCACCTCCATCTCCTTTCTGCCAGGCAAAGTCAGTTGCTCTGTATGTTGCCGATACGTTTGCTGATCCTGCGTCATTCAAATAGTTAATTCGCAAAGTTGTAGAGCTTTGCTGAAATAAAGCGTTATACCCCGCAGCAGGTTTGAAATTAACAGTCCCACTAACATCTAATGTTGCGCCAGGGCTCGTAGTGCCAATCCCTACGTTACCTGCCGAGGTAACATGCAATCGTGTATTTGCGGCCCCATTCGTGTAAATACCAAAAGATCCCGCGTAATCTGTTCCTATAGCTGCGTTTTGAGTGGCGGAGCCGCCATCAATATTCAAATGGCGGGTACCATCGCCGATGCGGATTCTGGGTGTCGTAGCATCCTCAATAGTTAACTTAAAACCAGGGCTACTAGTCCCCAGACCTAAGCGGCCACTGGAGTCCAGGCGCATCCCAGCGCCGCCACTTGTAATAAAGTCCAGATCAATGGCACTATCACTAGAGCCGCGACGAGCCTGGATGTAAGCGCGATTAGATGTGCTTTGATGCCAGAAGTTAATGTCGACAAATCCCCCGGCAACAGTTCTGGATCCCCTTAGGTTTATTGCGACGGCTGAATCACCTGATGTTGCGCCAGTTAAAGCAAATTCTCTTGCATAACCGAATCCTCCTGGTGCAATGGTGTTTGCTGTGTTGATGCCAACATTCCCGTTGCTGTCAACAAACAACCGCCCAGTGCCATTAGTCGAGATGGCTACTTGGTCTGCGCCGGGGGAATACAGTCCAGAATTTGCGTCCCCGCTAAAAAATAGTCCTGGCGTGGAAGCTGAGCCTGCAATAACGCCCAAAGCTCCAGTCATGGTGTCACCAGTGACGTTTACAAACTCACCAGCCTCACTGCGCCACGAAGCCCCGTCCCAAATCTTAAACACATAAGTGCCACCACTGGTATCAAGCCATTGCTCGCCAAGGCTATTACCAGCAGTGCCGCCACTTGCAGGGCTCACGTTAGGAGCAGTTGCTCCCACATGCACAGGCCCCACTTTTACTAAATTACCGTTGCTGTCCTTGAAAAAAGCCCCAGGACTTCCACTTGCATAATTAATGGCCAATTGGCCATCAACCATGGAAGCAGGATTAGGACGCTTGTTAAGCGTTGATGAACGCAGATGCTGAAGAACACCGGCCATAATTAAAGCCTTTCGGAATTACAGAAGACTAATCAGTCTTTCGCAATTCTAAAAGGCTTTTCTTTTTAATGATTAGAAAGTACCTTCATCAATGGTGGCATCAATGGAGCCAGCGGAGAAATTGCCACTTGCGTCGCGAGCGACAATTGCACTGGCGGTGTTGGCACTAGTGGCAGTGGTGGCACTATTGCTAACCTTGCCGGCAGTGGAAATCGTGGAAAGCTTAGTATCAGCAATGCTGCCAGCAAGCATTAAATTGGTGACTGTACCAGTGTCTCCAGTGGTAATGATGGTGCCAGTGGTGTCTGGCAAAGTGACAATTTTGTCTGAAGTGGCATCAGCAGCAGCAAGCTGAATTTCAAAGGCATTATCCGTGGAGCCTTCAAACAACAACGTGCCAGTTGTGCCAATAACCACTTCACCAGTGATAGTGCCGCCGGCTCGTGGCAATGCAGCGTTGGCCAGGTCAAAAGCGCTCTTCACTGCAGTGGCAGTAGCAGCAAGCGTTGAACTAGTGGTACTGGTGGAATCAGTGAGCTGAACGCTACCACGCACGCTTGTCGTGGCATCGGGAATGGAAATAATTGGCGTGGTACTGCCACTGACAACAGTGAGCGGAGCATTAGCGCTCACTGAAAGAACGGTGCCGCTTGCAGGCGTGGTCCAATGCACGCCTCCGCCAAAAGCTGAATTAGCAGTTAGCACTTGACCATTGGTTCCCACTGCTTGCTTAATAAGAGTGGTACCACTACCAACGAGAAGATCTCCTTTTGTATAGGAATTAAAGCTAGTGCCGCCATAACCAACGGCAAGAATGCCACTCGCTACATTGTTGACATTTCTACATTCCGTGCTAACTTCTTCAATGGCAGCTTGCACATTGCTGCTTGCAATGTTCGCAGCAGGCGAAAATGAAACCTGCGCAGCCGTTTGAGAAAGATAGGTGGAACTAACGTCCACTTCAGTCCATGCAGTGCCGTTGCAAAGCAGAATATCGGGCGGCTGAAGAGTGGTCTCAGGAGCAGGCGATGTGCCAGTGCCGCCACTCGCTACCACCACGTAATAACGATTAAAAGTGGCCGATGGAGAAGGCAGTGGCTGACCAACGCTTAAGCCAACGGCGGCGCCATCACTACTGGTGCTAGCAATGACATTCCCACTTGCATTATATGTGCCACCAAAGATGATTTCCCCGACGCTAATACCAACAGGGTTCCAAACGTTACCATCCCACAGATAGAGATCTTTCTCCAATGGATTGAAGAAGAATTGTCCAATGAAATCAGCAACTGGCGGTGCTTCGCCAAACTGACTCACTGAATAGTTAGCAAGCTTGGAAGCAAGAATGGAATCGTCCGCAATAAAGCCACTACCAAATGTGCCAGTGGTGATTTTCGATGCAGGAAGAGCAGGAATGTCATCTGCAACAAGACTTGCCTCCCCTGCGCTTATATGCCCCTGCGGGTCTACTGTCACCTTGTAATAAATACCAGATGCAACGCTATTGGCATGGTTGAAGATGCCACTAACAGTGACCAAGCCCGTGCCAGCTTGGGCTACGCCCAAGGCTGAAGTGGTGCCTTTGGGGAGATCGTTGGCAGTGATGGCACGGAAAGTTGGGGCGGCATCAGCGCTACCACTTGCAGGACCAGCAAAGAAGCGCGTAGCAACTTGCGTGTTTAATGCAGGAACAATCGATGCACTAAAGGCATCGGGATAAGAAGTGGTAAAGCTATAAACAGTGTCGCCAGAAATAACAGTGGTAGATAGTCCAGACTGCCGCAACCATTCACTGCCCGTCCAAGTGTATTCAACACCAGTGCCAGTATTGAGCCATTGCTGGCCAATGAAGATACCACTGCCTACCGGGGTGGAGCCTGCAACAATGGCAGCAGAATTATCTGCCATTTTGGCGCTAGTAACAGCATCGTCACTAATCTTTGCAGTGATAATTGCCCCATCATTGATCTTTGCTGAGGTGACTGCAGAGTTGGCGATGGTGGCGGCAAACGCTCCAGTGCCGGTGCCTGTAACGTCTCCAGAAAGCGTGATGGTCTGGTCGCCAGTATTGGTGCCAGTGGATGTGCCAGCAAAACTGCCATTTTGCAGCGCTAATGTGCCAAGACCAAGCGTTGTGCGAATGTCAGCAATCGTCGCATCATCAAGAATGGAACGAGCAGCAGAAGTGCAAGGGATTTCTTCTACGGTGCCACCGCTTGCTGAGGACCGACCAAGCAGTACATCGCTTGCAGAAGTGGCTTGAATTTTTGCGTAAGAAACAGCTCCGTCAGCAATCTTGACAGTGGTAACGCCACTGTCAATAATCTTGGCTGTAGTAACAGAATTACTGGCAAGCTTACCTGCTGTGATGTTTGCATCAACAATCTTGACAGTGGTAACGCCACTGTCAGCAAGCTTTGCCGTAGCAATTGCGCCATCGGCAATATTGGCAGTGACAATAGAAGAAGAATCGTAATCGCCACTTCCTACTGTATTTTTTACGGCAAGCGAGCCAAGTCCAAGCGTGGTACGCTGCGCACTCGCATCTGCATCATCAAGAATGGCGCGACCAGCAGCAGTGATTGTGGCAGTAGCGTAAGTGTCGGAAGCAGTGGTATAAATGAACTGACCAGATGCAGTGGCAAGTCCTGCGATGGAAGCAAGAGCAGGGTCATAAGCTTGCACATCAGTGCCAATTGCCAAACCAAGATTGGTGCGTGCTCCAGAAGCAGTGGAGGCTCCCGTGCCACCGTCTGCAATGGCAAGATCAGTAATGCCACTAATCACACCGCCATTGATTGTGGCGTAAGTAATGGTGCCACTACTGAGTACCGCCGTGCCGCCAGTGATTGCTACGCCAGATGCGGGCTGCACAGCCATGGTTTCCAAACCAAGCGTGGTGCGCTGCGCAGCAGCGTCGGCATCGTCCAGGAGCGCTCTACCTGCTTCTGTGAGAGTAATGCTTTCCACATTGCCGCTACCAGCAGAGGCGCGACCAAGCAATACGCCACTTGCCACTTGTTGAATCTTGGCAAAAGTGACGGAATTGTCTGCAATGGCAGCAGTGGGGACGGAACCACTTGCATAGCTTCCAGAAGGAATTGAGCTTGCAGTGATTACAGCGCCAGAAAGCTCTCCAGAAGAAAGACTAAGCTTTGAAATAGTGACAGCGCCAGATGCAAGCTTTGCAGTGGTAACTCCACTGTCGACAATATTTACAGTGGCAATTGCATTGGCAGCAAGCTTGGGCTGTGTAATGCCGCTGTCAACTAAATTGATTGTATTGACAGCGCCAGAGGCAAGCTTGGCTTGTGTTACGCCGCTGTCTACAAACTGAGCGGTGTTGACACTACCACTTGCCATCTTTGCAAGAGTGATGGCAGAATCAATGACGTTGACGGTGGCGACTGAACCACTTGCAAGCTTTGGCTGAGTGATTCCACTATCAACCAGATTAATCGTTGCAACTGCATCAGCAGCAAGCTTTGCTTGCGTAACGCCGCTTGTAACTAAATTAATCGTATTGACACTGTCCGAGGAAAGCTTTGCGAAAGTAACGCCACTATCAACGAGATTAATCGTTGCGACGGCATTTGCAGCAAGCTTGGGCTGCGTGATGCCACTGGTAGCAACATTAATAGTTGCCACTGCATCAGCGGCAAGCTTTGCTTGAGTGATTCCGCTGTCGACTAATTGAATGGTGCCAACTGAATTGGCGGCCATCTTGATAAGCGTGACGCCGCTAGTAGCCAGATGAACCGTGTCAATAGCGCCAGCGCTTACGTTACTGCCTGTGATTCCACTTGTTTGAATTTTCGCAGAAGTGACAGCGCCATCAAGAATTTTCGCAGTTTCCACTGCATCGCTAGCCAGCTTTGCAGCCGTAACGGCCAAGTTGTTGATCTTGCCAGTGGTAACGCTTAGGTCTTCAAGAAGACTGGTATTGATGGTATTGCCAGTGGCAACCACGCCAAGTTCCAATGTGGAACGAGCAGCGGCAGCATTGGCATCATCAAGAAGCGTACGAATATAAACAGTGCAATCAATTTCTTCTACATTGCCAGTAGATGCGCTTCGCCCAAGAAGCTTATTGGCGCTTACCTGCTGAATCTTGTCATAAGTGAGCGTATTAGTGGCAATGGATGTGCCAGTAAGTTTCGCTGCGCTGGCCTGGTTAATCTTTGAAATATCAAGAGTCGATGCGTCCGCAATGTTAAAGCCTGCTTGAATCAGGCTCTTAACTTGCACTTTCTTGGTTTGACTGGCACTAACGTCTGCAATGGGCAAAACGTCATTGGAAGCTACGCCTCCCTGAGGAAGTTCAACGAGTTCCGTAATTCTTTGATCGGCCATCTCTCAGAAAGGCAAAGCTAAATACAGTCTAGTCTTAAACGATAATAGCTATTATGCAGCGCCCCTCTTCATTTAATCAATCAGTGAGTTCCTTGAGCAGATAATCAAGGCCTTGCTCAAGATAAATGCCATCATTGTCTTCCTTCAGGATGTATTCAGGCGGAATGCCCACACGTAGCTTGAAGTCGCCAGTGGTAACAAAATCAATGGAACATGCCACCAATGCATCCGACGTGACAGTCACTCCTGCCCTGGTGACTACCGCCTCAATCTCGTAATATACTTCCTCTCTAAACGCGGGCGTTTGGTCAACGGAAGAAATTGAAAGCAGGGCCTTAAAATTAGTGCCCACTTCCAAGCGATTAATAACCTGCAATAAGAACAATGGCGTGTCCTGATTAGATACGCTTTCGTAACTAAACAGGCATTCAATACTTCCATTGCCACTTAGCAACCCTGCTGAATATTGCTGCTTGAATCTGTCGGAGAGACTTGTTGTCTCCATAGCAGCCCTGTCAGTATTAATTTCAAACGAAGTGACAGAACCCAGCGTGTTATATCTTGTGTCTCTTACGCCAACTGTAATTTCAATGGGCTCGCCGTAAAATTCCGCTAAAGCGTATTCGTTTGCTCTTTCATTGTTAACGGCGTCATTAAAATTTTCAAACAGACGAATGCCGCCCGCCCTGTTTACATTGGCATATGTTCTAATGTTGTTCGCAATGATAAAATCGCTAAGTCTAAATTCATCGTAGCCTTCTGGAGGTAAATCGCTGCTAGTAGTAATGTCGTCATCTAACCAGCCAGACAATGCCGCTGTGCTACCAGATGTCCAAACGACTTCGCTATAGCCATCTACAGTTGGCCCTGGAATACTCCAGAACGTGGCTGGCATAAATAGCAATCCCCTATCGTCCTCCGTAGAGATTTCAAGGAGATCGCCTGTAATTAAATTATCGTCACTCCCTTCAAAGCTAAAGCGATTTAATACAGTGTTGACATCGTTTGGAGAAACGCTGGCCGTAAAGGTATTTTCGCCTCCACGCTGAAGCTTAATAGCGCCTGTATGGCCAACAAAGAATGTCATTTCGCCGCAGCATTGATTATTCTATTGTACGAACATTGTTCGCAAGGTATCAAGTGGTACCAGTGAGAACCACTGCATCAAGAGGACCGTCAATTGTAAAATTAAACGAAACAGTAGTCAGCTCATCCGTGGAAGAAGTAATACTGGCGCTATTGATGTAGGCGTCAGCATTGAAAGACTGACTCGTGCCCACTTCAAACGTGAGGTTCACGCGATCGCTTTCAGTGATGGCACCAGTTTTCGTGATCCTTTCAAGAAGATTGGTCACGTCAGTTGCATCACCGTTGTAGTAGGACAACGTAGCGCTACCAGTGGCGCTAAATAAGCCGGGCGTGAAAGTATTGGCAGTATCCCCCAGGGACGTAGTATCCAGCATGTTCACTGAGGTGTCGAGCGTCCAGTTACGGACCTTCGACACTTCGCTACCGCTAAGACGCAGCTTGCCAGTGCGACCAGTATAAAAGGGCATTGTCTTAAAGCTTTTCGTTCATGATAGCAAAATTCTAATTTGTATCATCCATCAATGGTAAATAAGCCTTCATCTTGCCGAGCAATTAAGGAGCGCGTGACTCCACCTTCTTCTACGCAAGGATGCTCATTCGCCCTAATGGTCACTTCTCCCTGTTCGTCCATTTCCACTTCTACAACTTTAAACACTCTCTTATTGGTCAATTGTGTACCAAGAACGAAGAGCCACCCTTCATATCCAGCGAGGCTTGTCGCGACATTATTAGACACGCCTACGGAGGACAGGCTCCTCACTTCATCGGCGCCATCATAAATGAGCACGCTAAACGTGCCATTAACTGGCTCTTCTGACAATGGAAGGTTCAAAGCGCCTCCTTCCTCCACGGCGCCACTCTTAATGTTATCCCAGCGATTTTCGTCGGCTTGCACGTAAATATATGAACCGGGCTTGACTGGGGCTTCAGTCGGGAACGTTTTAAACTCTACGGCCCTACGAACGTGACGCCGCTGCATGCACATCATCATTCCATAATGCAATGCTTGCGTGCGAGAAGTGACAAATTGAGACAAGTCAAAAGTCACTCTCCTCGCATCGTTTTCATTTGCATCAACGAGCTTGATGGTCAAGCTTGTGTTCTGAGGGAACACACCATCGCGCTCTGGGGCCCTATAAATAATTGTTGCAATGATATCCTGCGTGGAATCTCCGTAGTCCAAAAATTCCTCTTTATAACTATCTTCCAAGATGTTGCCTTGATTAAACAATGCGCTAATTGTAATCTGTCGATAAATTCTGCCTGTAGCGTCAACTGGCAAGGCGGGAATCAGCGTATCTCGTCCACCAATGCGTGCAAACTCCAGCATGCTATAGGGCGCAGCCTCGGCCCAGAATTCACGCCAAGCACGAGCGTCGGCAATCACTCCGTCCATGAAATATCCCATTGTTCTGCACATCCTTTTGCTTATCCCAAGCTGGTCAATGTCAATACCTGCTGGGTCCGCAAACTGACCAATTCCATTTTGCTTGTCAAGAACAGTATCAAGAAAAATGTCAGGAGCATAATTGCTTTGTCCATCAGGAGATGCGGGATAAGAAGATTGCCCGTTGCCATCTGGTCCAGCAATTCTCCTAAGCCTCTTGCCTTTTGTTACAAATACGCTTAATGACTTAAGGTTTTTGATCTCCTTGCCGCTAAAAGAATTAAAGCCAGCAAGCGACATGCCAGTATAAATATCTGGATAATTTGCAGCATAATTTGGATCGTCTTGCTGTTCTGTTACTGCCGTAATTTCAAACTCCGGTCCAGAATCAAAAGAGAATTGAATGTTGCAATCAGAAGAACAAGCGGCAATGCGATCCCTGTCATCACTAGCTTTTAGAACCATGGATGGAGCATAAAGTGCCCATTCATCAAGAGCAAAGGGGCTTTTGTTCTTTGGAGGAAGATTATTCCTGTCTGGAGCCCTGTCAGAGCCAAAGTACAACACTTTTGCACCGGGAATGCCAGGAACGTCAACACTACGGGGAGAACTTAAATTTTGACCTGCATTTAAATAGGCAAATCTCAGCCCGCCATATTTGAGCGATTCTGAAGGAATGTCAAATGCCGGCTCAAATCTAAACGACCAACGCTTTGTATTATCTGGAGCCTCAAAGTAAACAGGGAAGAAAAATTCGTTGTCTGCAGCCCTGCGCAAAACAAAAACGCGAGGCACTAATCTCCACTCAGAATTGGGAGAGTTTGCTTCCTTGGCGAACATCAAGAAAAACGCGCTTCTAAACTTAATGCCATTATCAGAATTGCGATAGCCATCTACGTTCACTTCTCCATAGGTCTTTTGGCGTCCTTGTACGCGCATGAAAACTTTGCCCTTGATCGCAAAATTAACAACTTTGCAAGCAGAGATTGTCTCATACGATGCTTGGGAAATCTTTACCAAGCATTTTGTGGCAAGGTAATCATTTAACGCTTCAGGATTCGCTAGTTCAGCTTCAATCGCAGCAATTTGAGATTCGATGGAAGAGATTTCCCGAGAAATACCTTGATTCCTCGCGTCCATTGCAGGATAATCAATTTGAATTAAGCTAGAAATTCTGCTTTCAATTTGACGCATTCTGTTTCTAACTCTTTTGAGGATGCGCCGCTCTTGCTTGGCGTTTAATGTGCCAGCGTTTCTGCGAGCATTTACCAAATCAGAAAAATCTGTATCATTTACAACTTGGTAGCCCTGTATGGTAGAAAATTGTCTTTGCACGTCATTAACAACTCTTTCTATGTCTGCTAGGTAGTTAAATAACTGCTGATCCGCAAAGTTCCTGTCACGAACATAGAAGTCAAGTTTTTTCCTGAGAGGCTTAATTTGAGCCTTAATCTCTGCAATTTTGGCTCTTCGCCTAGCGATTTCTGTCTGACTAGGATTTTGCTTTTTGCGTTCTTCAGTAATTAATTCGCGCTCATTTTCCAAGTCATTCTCAAGTCTATCTATGCTTTCTGCCCATGTAACAATATCAACCGGGAAAAGGCTCCTATTTTCTAAAACATATTCATCCATCTCAGACGGCTTTCTAACAACATAAGCAATGTCGTCAACCAAGTCCTCGATTTCATCAATCTTGCTATTAAATACTGCGTAAGCTTGTTGTTGTGATGCTGTTAAATTGGTAATCGTAATAGGCATGTTAAATGCCAGTTCGTCCTGCTTCTTCTTGAGACTATCCTTTAGCGCTGGCAATAAATTACCAAGCTCTTTCTCTTGATCTCTTACTGTTTGCGTTTGGTAATCTTCCCATGGCGCATAGCCTCCATTCACTCCTCCCATATCGTCAAAGCATTCAAGAGTGACTATTAGCCTGCCATTGTCCAGATCGTCATCTCCAGCAATATTTGCCACTTTAAACTTTGCGCTACCAAGCTTATAAATGCTTGCTACATCCATGGACGATGCTGCCACAAGGCGATCTTCTTCCGCTTGTTTTTCAGCTAAATTGCCCTTGCCATCATTCTTTGCAATCTCCAAGACAATTCGATGACCAATTGGAAACGCCTGCCTTGATGTGCCATAAATTCCAGGCCAATAGCTGCCTCGCTGAGTAACAGTAATTCTATTGTTGCTTCCTTTTGGGCTTCCATCGGTTTCCCTTTCATATACGTCTACATTGATTGGAATGGGAGCCTCAATGCCGAAAGAAGAGAACGAAGACGGAGAAAATGATTGACTAAAGCCATCAAAAGCATTTGGAGCGACAATATACGGCTTGTAAACTGCATCGACTGGTGCACGTCCAGCTCTTGCGGGATCTGTCGAATCGCCTCTCAAGAGATTATTGAAAACAATAGGGCCGCCAGAGCGGAAATAAAACCAGTTGCCAGTATTGACAAATTGTCGAGCCGGCGTTTGACCAAATGCAATACGCTCAGCAGAAATTTCTACAATATCAGAACTGCCAACGGCGGCCAGTATTTGCATATACTGCCTGGCTCCATAGCTATGCACTGCAGACCACAGCAATGAAGTGGCAGCCCTTACGCCACCATTGGGATTGGTATCGATGTCTGTATAGACGAGATTGACTGGACTGCCATATTGAGCCAAATCTTGAGCGCTGTCGAAACCAAATCGAGGATTAAACCTCCGCTCACGGCGACTACCAGGAGCGTCAGGGCTATCAATTTGAGGCTTGGGCGCTAACAGTGCCGATGCAACTTGAGCTAACGTGCCAACAATGGAAAGGATTAGCGCGATAGTCGCAGTTTCCGCTCCATTTTTAATGTCAAATATAGTTCCGTCTTTAATGTCTTTATATTGCTCTTGGTAAGCAATAAAACGAAAATATTCCTCTTCCGTGATCGCAAGCGTATCAATTAGAGCGCGTTCGTAGGGAAGGAGGCGTCTCATTGCTTAATATCAGGCAGCATTTTAAACAGCTTCAACGATGGAAAAGATGGAGACCAATATGATCGTCCATTCCTTGAAACTGTGACTATCCCTCCATCATAAGCCACCCCCACTGCTATTTCACCGCCAGGCCTTGGAAGAATAATCGCCACATTCCCATCGTCTTTAGTTGTTGTCCTTTTTCCATTTTCAAACAGCCATCTAATCACTCTTTTTATTGGCAAATTGCCACTATCGTATTCGTCATAAGCCCACTTAAAGTCATCTTCATAATCGTACAGACCAAGTCTTCTCCTCACTTCACAGACAAGCATAAAGCAATCGCTTTTGCCTTCTCCATCAGACGGTCTAGCCCTTCGCTCATATGAAAGGCCAATCAGATCATTAATCATTGCAAGCGCAAGTCTGCATTAAGCGGAAGAATTCCAACGTTTTGCCTATTTAGCTGTTGTGCTGGGAACGAGGCCCCAACACTGTCCATTGCGCTCCTAAAACGAAGTTCAATGGTAGTGTCGCTAAATGCAGCGCCAACACCAATATAGTATTCCGTATATTGATTTACTACTGTATAGCTGGCGTAATTAGAAATATCATTGGAAGCCATCCACACTGTTCTTAGCTGTAGCTTGCTAAGGCGATTGCCTTCTCCATCTTCAACCATCGCAATGGCGAAAGCAGTATGAGGAAACAAAAGCTGAAGAGCGGGATTATCGCCTCCTAGTGCCGCCGTAGAGCCTCTTGCCTCAAAGGGTGCATGGCGATACACTGGTGAAGCAGTGCCAGGGATTGCTACTGCCGTAAAGTCTTTACCAAAGAAATAGTTCTGATAGTAATGACTGCGTTGATTCGCCGTTTCAATGAAAGCGAAATGCGCCACGCGGATTGTAGGCATCATAATTAAACGCCAGAATAATCCAGCTCGCCAATTAGCCTCACTGTAACAGTGCTGCGCCCATTGAACACACTCTCCACTTGCGGAGGTTCGGCATATTCCCAGAGAATATTTGTGGGAGCTTGCACAACGCCTTTTAGCGTTGTGCTCATGCCAGAAAATATATCGTCGGGAAGATTAAAGCGGGAATAATTTCCATATTGCCCATAGTAATGATCAAGAATGGCCTTTGTATTAGCGTCAGAAATATTTTCAAACTGAAGATCAATGATGTGACCAAACGAGCGATTGCCAAATACTCGCTTAACAGTTGCCCCTGAAAGTCCACGATAAACTTTCGTGGGAAATTGCCCCGGAGAATAAGAGCGTCCGGTTGGTCTAATGGAAGGAAATATTGCCATTAGCGCATACCAATTCGAGAACGAGTGGAGGGACTTTGCTTAATCTTATCGAGCGTCATTGACATACCCTGTTTGGCGCCTCCAGCAATGGAAGCGCGACGAGTTTCTGCCATTGCCTGCTCTAATTGTTCCCTGCTAACGTATTCTACGCC